CGATGGCTTCCTTGCGGAGCTCGGGCAGTAGATGCGGATTGACCTCTATCAGCGGATTGGCTTTCGGCCAAGCGGACTCGTCGAAGTCATCGTCCTCTTCGTCGACGCAGTAGATGACGCAGAAGAAATGGTCGGCCTTCGTGCCTTCCAGCACGCGTTCTGCAAACCGGCGCAACTCAGGCCATGGTCCGGGCGTCTCGTAGCCTTCCGTCGTGGTGTACAGGAACAGCGGATTGCTCCGTGCGCCCGCTGCTGACCTCAAGACATTCAGTAGATCGTTGTCCTGATGTGCATGGACCTCATCAAGAATCACCACGCTTGGGTTAAGGCCATCTTGCGAGCAGGCTTTGGCATGGATCGGAAAGAAGACGCCACCGTTCTCATCGCTCATGATCTTGCGGGTCTGCACCCGCAAGCCGAATGCCGACCTCAATGCAGAAGTCATCTTCGCCATGCGTTGGGCAATGCTGAAGACGATATTCGCTTGGCTGTAGGTAGTGGCTGCTGAAATGATCTGTGGACCGATCTCGTCCTCACAGGTCTGGCAGTAGAGGGCTATCGCTGCTGCAAGCGTGCTCTTTGCATTCTTGCGTGCGATGGCTTTGAGTGCCATCGTGAAGCGACGCGTGCCGTCCGGCTTTCTGAAACCAAACAGATTGACCAGGAAAAATACGTCCGAGTCGTGAAGAACTATTGTCGGGGAGCTCCATGCTCCTTCGATGTGCGGGAGCTTCTCCACAAAATCGCATACGTCGTTGGCGTGCCAGTCATCGAACGTATACTCTGCACGGCCTTCGATCACGCTGAGTGTGTCGTCGAGGAAGCGCTGGGCAGCGAGCTTGATCCACTTGCCATAGACGCGCTTTGGCTTGGCGCTTACTGCATCGCGAGCATACGCCGTGGCAATTGCGACGTAGTCACGCATCGAGGTCTCGACGACCATTTTTCAGGAAGGCGTTGGTGCCGGTCGAAGGTGCAGCGGGACGCGGCGCGGTTTGCTTGGCATCAAGTCCAAAGTCTTTGGAGAACTGGCGATGCTGACGGAGCCAACTGTCTCGCGGTGTTCCGTTGGTGTACCATGCTGCACAAATCCTGCCATGAAGTGCGCACATCTGTCCAAGGGCGCCGATGTTGTTTTCGTTCAGCACATTGTTCTCGACCAAGAGCGGCGCAAGCCGACACCACTCTTTAACGGCGTACGCGTTGGGTAACCAGTCGGGTGGCGGCGGTACCTTCATCGTCTTGCTCGAGTCGTCGGTCCGCGGAATGTCCGCGTCGCTGGGCAGTACCTTGAGATGATCTTTCTTTGCCATAGTCACACCTTCGATGGAAATTTCGTGGATGCGTTTACGGGCTCGGCCAAAAATAGACCTCCCGTGGCGCTGGCATGGCCCGTCTGTTTTTGAACCGGACACGCCCCCCCACCCGACGCCGCCGCCCCTCCCCCCTGCACCGACGTCTGGTTCCACGGATGATTGGGATCAACAGGAGTCCCATCCGTCCGACAGCCTCGCGTGGTGCCTTGTGTCTCCAACTGTCTTTTGTAGCCACTGTGACAATGGAAGCACAGCGACTGCCAGTTGTTCTGGTCCCAGAACAGCTCGCGGTTACCTTTGTGGGGAATCTTGTGATCGACCACAGACGCTTGAATGATCTGTGGCACTGGTGCGGCAAGATGGACTTCACAGAGCGGATGCTTCTGCAGGAAAATGCGGCGCTCTTTCTCCCAGCGCGTCTGGTCGTAGCTGGCAGGTGGCAGGTTACTCGTCCGCGAGTCCATGACGTTTGACTCTTATACTCGTCGACACGTCCACTCTACATCCACAGATGCGCGAGCTTGTGTTGACGTTGACTCTTGACATTTGGCCTCCTGTCGGACCGGCTTCTGCACGACGCTGTTACCAAGCATAGCACCTGCTCCTCTGATTGCAAGGCTGGGGCTTCCAGCCGGGCGCTCCCCACAGGACTCTCAATGTCGCTTTGCCCAGCCCCCTAAAGGGGCTGGGCAAAACAGCGCCCTCGTGGGGCCGGAGGGAGCCGAAGTTAAGTACTTAACTTTCCGCAAACCCTTTATCCATGCGGGTTTCCGGCTTTTGGCCTGGAGGAAAGTTAAGCAAAGTTAAGTAAAAATTAAGCAAAGTTAAGCTTAATTTTTACTTAACTCCCAGCCCCATCAAAAGCTCGCAGACCCTTTATCCATGCGGGTTTGCGGCAGAATTAAGCACTTAACTCGGTACTTAACTCTGCCGCAGAGCAATTCCATACAAAATCCTTGGCTGCCAGAGCCCGAAACGATCAAAATTCAGGCTCCCAGCGATCAAAATTCAGGCAGGTCGTCATCCCCAAATGCCGTTACCAGATAGGAAATCCCGCTCTTGGAGGGCACCAGACTCTTGCCTTCCTCCAGCAAACCTTTTGTGCGAAGCTTCTTAAGGTGCTGGCTGACGGCAGCGCTTGTGATGTCGAGATGCTCGGCAATCTGTTTCTGTGATGCCGGGCGTTTGTCGGCCAGATATTTAAGGATACGTATCCACATAGGCTTCTCGCCGGGTCCGCCTATCTCGGTGGTCGCCCACACTGGGAACCCGGCTTCGTCCATGATCAGCTCGCACTCAACAGGCTGCGGCTGCCTACCGCCGCGCAACTTGGCAAACTCCATCTTGAACTTTGCATTGCCGTCCCTAGACGGAGCATCCGGCTCGGCCAGCTTAATGACCACATCAAGTAAATCCTCGCGTCTGGACGCACCCCGTTGGTCGCCTGTCTTACTACTGTGGTGCACGACTATGACAGCGTAACCAAGATGCCGCAGTTCCCGGAAGAACGACAACAAAGAATCCATTTCGCTATTGGAATTTTCATCGACACCGGCGGACATACTGGACAAGTTGTCAAACGCAAGTACCTCCGGCCGTCGTCCCTGCGCATCCAATGTCTCAAGCGTTGCAAGGAAACGCCGTTGATGATCGGCATTGTTCAGCACAAAGCCGCAATGTTCGCTCTGGTAAAAGAACTCAGACGATATGAGCATGAGCCACACATCTGTACGCAAGCCAACCATCTGACGTGCACGCTCTTGCAGATCGGCGGCAGGCATTTCGCCATCGACATAAAGCAGACGCCGCTTGGTCGGGCAGTCCCAATGCAGGAAAGGTTCGCCAGACGCGATGGCGACGGCAAGGCTCAGCGTCAGCCAGGTCTTACCTCTGCCGCGCCATCCGTAAATCATCGCCAGTGACTGTGTCATCAACAACCCGTCGACCACCCACTCGCGTTGTGGAATCTCATGGGCTGCAAAATCATCGTAGCTCATGACCAATTCGGTCGGGAATGCCTTGATCTCTACATCCTGCTTCAACCCCAACCACTCCCCAACCTTGGCAGCAGGGCGCTCGCCTATCAGCTCCTTGAGCCTCGACCATCCCGGTACATGGCCCTGCTTGGCGTCTAGCTGGCGTTGCAGGCGTTCTGCCTTGAGCTTGCTGGGGGTATCCTTATCGTTGGCAGCCCGGCTGATACGCTCTATGTAGGCGTCAACGCGATCCGGTTTCCAGCCACCCCGTAGCAGCATACCGGCAACGGCTGCTGCCATTTCGTCTTTGATTCCATCCACCCAGTGACGCAACAGCACGGACGCAGCAGCCCAGTAGCTACAATACCTCTCCAACTTATCGGCGTCAATCTCCAACAACGGGAGATCATTTTCAAATTCAACCAAGTCACCACTGGGGTGGACACTACCGGGTGCGACGGTCTGACAGCCTGTGCTCCGCAACTCCAGCACCATACCGCCTTCTTCTTTTGTGGCAATCTGGAACTTCCGCGTCACCGCACCCATCGACTTGACCAGCGCGTGGCTTGATGGGTTACCCTTGCGTCCAAATATCAGGGTGTCGGGCAGGAAGTATTGTCTTAGTACGGTGGCTTCCGACCAGTCCATATCTATATCGACCAGCCAGTCACATTCCGCCATGCCGAGGAGCAAGCCGATATTCTGAGGCTCTGTGTCGAAGTACTGGTCAGCATTTTCCTTTGTGATGCGTAGCTTTTGCCAGCCTTCGATGATCGGACTTTTCTTCCCGAACGGTATCGGTATAGTCAGCCATCCACGACGTTCGTAGTCAAGTGCAAGAACCAGAGGTGTTTTTGTTACGGCAATCATTGTTTTTCTCCGGTAGACAACAAGAGGGTAATCCGACGCCTAAGGTCATCGGGGTCGGGGTTCTTTCCGGGGTTTTCAGAGCTGAAGTCGAACAATGCGTGCACCACTTCGTCCGGCACCGCTTCAGCATCGTCGCTGCCAAGCAGCAACGACCACGGCGCCCGTAGGCGAAGTCCCGGCCTGACCTGTCTGACCAAAGTCACAAGGGTGTATCCGGGTGGCAACTGGACAGCTTCCCACTCTCCGTCGAAGGCTCTGCGACAACGGTGTGCTCTGGTGGGGTTTTGCTGGAACCACAGCATGTCGTGAATCGACCATGGCGTGGTCAGCTGTTGTAGCGGATTGTCTCGCGTCTGTCCTTCCTTGATTGCTCCTGCTCGCTGGGCATCAATCAATCCATCGGCGAGGCTTTCTGGTCTATCGTCCTGATCGACTATACCGTTCGACGGCATGTCATCATCTTCCCAGAAGGAGCGCATGATTCTATGCGCTCTGCTTGGCGATAGCTTTCTTCAGTGCAGCGTTGGCCTTGTCGTGCTTTTCCCGTTCCCGTTTACGCTTGCGGTCCCAACGCAAGACCTCATGCTCCAGGTAATAGCCTTCGTGTCTACCTCTGACACCGGGGAGCTTGCCCAGGTAGTACGGAGGACTACCAAACTTACGCATATACTGATTCAGTAGCGGTTGTGACAAGCCAAGCAACTGTGCAGCCTGCGTCTGCGTGATCTTTTTAGCCATTTGGTTTTTACCTTTTGTGGTGGAACAGAGATGGGGAAAGGGAACGGCTTTATTAAAATAGCATTTAGCCCGGTACTATGCTATATAATTTATTCGGCCGCTTTGCTTTTTGGAACGCTATATAAACGGAGAGACGTCGTACACGAATGCTAGTCAAGACCAAACCCTGGAAGCACCAGGAGTCAGCACTTCAAGCATCAATCGACCACACCGAGTTCGCTTTACTGATGGAGATGCGGACCGGCAAGTCATTGGTGATCATCGAGACAGCCTTACGCAAATACGCTGACGGTCTTATAACCGGCATGCTGATCCTAGCGCCCAATGGTGTGCACGACAACTGGGTCGAACCGACGGAAGGCGAGATCGTTACACACTGGCCGGACGATGTACCCTATACAGCGCTCGCATGGTCGCCCAAGACCACCAATGCCTATACGCAAAAACTGACGGACCTGTTTGATCCGCGCAAGCAGGAGGGGAAGTTTGTCATACTGTCGATGAACTACGACTCCATAATCACCAACCGTGGATTTAAGGTGGCGCTGAAGTTTCTGCGTACCTACAAGACGTTGGCAGTAGCCGATGAGTCCGATCTGCTTAAATCACCCAAGAGCAGCCGCACGAAGGTCGCCTTTAAACTTGGTCCGTTGGCTGTGTTCCGCCGGATACTGACCGGCACACCCATCACGCAGTCACCGTTGGATATTTGGGCTCAGTTCAATTTCTTGCGGCCCGGTATCCTTAATCCAAGCTACCCGGTATTCAGAGCACGGCATAGTAGAATACTGCCGCGTACCCATCCGATGATAGTCAACCTCATGAAGAAGCGTGGGCTGCGTTTTCCACCCGCCATTCCCGAGACCGACGACGCTGGGCGTCCGGTATACGCGAACCTTGGCGAGCTGGAAGCTGTCATCAAACAACACAGCTATCGAGTGTTGCGTTCAGACTGTAAGGACATGCCGCCCAAGAATTACCTCAAGCTGGCGGTAGAGATGACGTCGCATCAAGCCAGCGTCTACCACCAGATGCGGACGGAGTTCATGGTCGAGCTTGCCGGTAAGGAAGTCACTGCACCTTTGGTGTTGACGCAAATGATGTATCTACAACAGATAGCAGGCGGGTTTTTAGGCGATCAGTCGCTGTTCCCAAATGGGGACAATCCGCGTATCGCCTTACTGCTTTCCACCATCGAGCGCACGCCCGGCAAGGTCATTATATGGGCACGTTTTATTCCCGAGCTCGTCGCCATAGCAGATGCCTTGCGTCTTGCGTACGGTACCGATGCGGTGGCGCTCTACTACGGCGGTACCAGCAACGACGAACGCACGCTTGCTCGTAGTCGGTTCCTGAACATGGACGACCCTCTACGCTTTATGGTCGGCCAGCCCAGCAGTGGCGGCGTCGGCGTACCCATGCATAGTGCTGACACTGTCTTTTATTACAGCAACGAATTCAAGTTACGCACCAGATTGCAGTCGGAAGACAGAGCCCAGCATATGAACAAAGAGACGCCGGTCGAGTACTACGATATGTTTGCACCCGACACTGTCGACGTAAAAGTGATCACCGCGTTGCGTAACAAGCACGATGTTGCCAGAGAAGTGACAGGCGATAACTGGAAAGAGTGGATTTAAACCAAGCAAAGGAGAACGAAATGGCAAGAGTAAATATTAGAGCAGTCCCGTGTTCCAGTTCCCTTCAGGGTGCAGTGGAAGATGGATACTCCCGGCTGGAAGAGCTGCGGGATGAGTGTCAGGAAGTCGTGGACACCGCGCCCGAAAGCCTTAGCGGAAGCCAGCGCATTCAGACCATGGGCGAAACGGCTGATCAGTTGAGCGGCGCGGACGATCCGCCAGAAGTGCCAGAAGCACTAGGCGGAGTAGTCGTATGCTTTACGGAGGATCGGCGCAAGAGTAAGAGTCATTCGCGTGTGACGCGCTGCGCCGAAGCCGTCAGTCTTCTTTATGCTGCGAAGGAAGCAGTGGAAGAGTGGCTTGCGGATAACGCCCAGAGCGAAGCGGTAGAAGAGGTGCAGAGCATGATCGATTCTATCGACGACCTGATCAGCAGTGCAGAGTCGTGTGAATTTCCCGGGATGTTTGGGTAGACTGGAAAGGAGCAGAGCATGACAGTATTTGTGCCTCACATGATAGGTCGTCGCAGCGAAGCAGGCGTGGTAGCCATCGATTTAACGCCTGCTGAAAATTTTGGCAAACTGGAATACCTGCTGACGCCGTCCGCAATGATGGCTCCAGCCTACGCTCTTCGTATGCTCAGACAGAAGCTGCGGAAGTACACAGACTGTGACTATATTCTGTTGGGCGGTGACCTGGCTGCTGTCTCTGCCGCTGTCGCGATTGCAGCAGCCAACAACGGTGGGCACGTCCACGTCCTTAAGTGGGATTCGCTTTACAAAGAGTACACACCCATTCACATCAATACCAATCTCAAGGAGTAAGTCACATGGAGCAAATAGACTTTGAAGAAGACGCCGCTGAGCTGGCATTGGAACTGCCGTCCGAAGATGCAATCAACGAGCTCCGCGGTATGGTCGACCGCATGCGCGAACTGGAAGCTCTGGTCGCCGAGCGCGAGAAGGCACTGAACGAAGCCGCGACGTTGTTACGCCGTATGCAGGAGCGCACCATTCCTGACCGCATGACCGAACTGCGGATCACAGTCATCGGTCTGGAAGACGGCAGCCAGCTTGAATTGGTGGAT